AGGCGGAAAGTCGTTTCCACGAAATGCACGGGGCGGATGGCGTTTCCCTTCGGCTTGGCCGCCTGGCTATCAACCGCCTGATCGAGCATTCGATGCCATGCCACTAGCTCTCCGCTCGATGCAGTAGATCCAAATCAAACCGGGGAAGTCCCCCGCCAGTTCAGTGGCGTTCAGCGTCAGACAACAGCACAAGGGGCATAGATCAGATGGTTGGACGTAAACGGAAATCGATGGCGCTTCGGGAACCTAATGGGCGCGTATCGCGGATTAAGTCAGACGATGCCCCACTGAGGGATGTCGATGTATTCCTGAGTGATCCTACGGCGATCTATGTCACCGAATGCGGCCCGATGGTCAAAATCGGCGTTACTCGGGATCCATCCAGGCGTTCGATCGAGCTCCAAACTGCGAACGGCCAAGATGTCAGGTTGGCGTGGTATCGCTGGATGCACGGCAAGGATGCCCGCGCGCTGGAGAAGGCAATCCATGACCAGCACCGTGGAAGCACATGCCACGCTCGGGGAGAATGGTACTATTTGAATCTTGAGGCGGGTATCGATTTGGTTGAGCGCAAAACACGCGAGCTCGGTCTATACGCGGTTTGGGAGAAGTATTCGGCGTTTGTCGAAAGGCCGATTGGCTCCCATCGCAACCATCTTGCCAATCCTTTCACCGGAGGGCTTGCCCGTGGCTAAGGCAAAGAAGCGAGTTCCGTATCTGTCGCATGGGTCCGAAGGCATGGTGGAGCTCGGAGAGCGGACCATCGTGGATCCGTTGGAGGCCGGCCAGCGCTACAAGGCCGTCGTCAATGTGCGGGAGAGCTCAATCGACCATATGCACAGCCGTGGCCGCATCAACAACTCTCAGAACGAAGCCGGCCAACGTTTTCGCCGGCTATGGGAGAAAGCCGCGGTCGGTCGCAACCAGGCCATGGACACGACCAAGGAGTTCGTGGACGGCGGCGGCGCTATGGATCCGATCTCCGACGAGCTCGTGAAGGCATCGATCGAGCTCAACCGCGTGATGAATGTTCTTGGCCCTGTAGGCTCGCGGCTCCTGATCTCGATAGTCGGGGATGGAGCTCGCATCGAGGATGCCGCCAAGGAATGGTCCAGAGCGGGCGGTGCGGTGCGTGGCGAGCGTGCCGAGGGGTATGTGACCGGCCGCATGATTGAGGCGCTGGACGAGCTCGTAAGCCATTGGAAGCTGGAGTCAGCGCCTATCGTTCGTAAGGAGGAGAAGCGTTCGTACTGGCGCAACGGCAACGAGGTGAAGGTTGTCGATGCTATCCGAGTTTCGAACGACGGACATTCAGGTCCAGCAGTGGAGCTCGAAGTCGGACGCTTTGGGGATATCGTCGAGCGCACTGACCGCCCGCTTGACAGGACTGCCCTGATGATTCACTCTTCAGTTAATGGGAAGTGATTTGCCCAGATAGCCGCCCCGGAGGAAACTTCGCTGGGCGGCTTTTGCGTTCTAACATGGCCATAGCCTCTGCTTCGGTACGCTTTGGTCCTCAATCGGGCCACTCCGCTTTCGCGATTCCTTAGCCCCCATAAGCCCAATTGCATAAGCGGGGCGCCCGGTACCCTTCCACTTGCGTTCACTAGCAATCTTTAGGAGCGCCCATGTCCGCTGAGATCATTTGGGGAACTGACTTCCGCGCCGGCAAGGAAGAGGCGCCGCTGTGCAATGCGCCGGACCTGATTTGGCCGTGTGAATGGATTTCCAAGGATGAAGCTTTGAGGCGCTGGCCAATGGCCGACACCGCGCCTAGCGAATACCTCGCCCCCGATGGAGACTGCGCATGATTGAAGCTGTCATCCGGGCGCTCATTGGCATCTGCCTCGCAGTTCTGGCTGTCCTGCTCATCATCTGGGTACTCGGCCAGCTTGGATTGGCTCTGCCCGCATTCGCCATCAAGATACTCTGGGTGATTGTCACGCTGCTGGTCATCCTGTGGCTCGTGCGGTTGTTCAGGCCGTTTGCCGGGAATTGGTTGCTGTGATCCAGATTCCTCTCTCCCAAATCACATCGAAGGATGATTTCACCGCTGAAGTCACCGCGTACCGTGCAGCCCTTGAGCGCCATAACCGTGGCAAGCCGGGCATTGCGGCTCCAACCGCTCATCCATTGGTGCAGTCTGTCATCGCCCGTGTTCCTCAGACTGGACCTGTCGCCAAGCGCGGCCCGGATGAGTTCGTTGTCCAGCCATATGAATTCATCGACGATCGACCCGTGAGCCCAGAAATCCAGGCTCTCAGGGATTCCATTTTGAACTAACCAGGGAGCAGGGGCTCAAACCTCCTGTGTACCGATGGACGTAAAACAAAGGCCGAAAAAGGTAATGCCGGTTAGCCCCGGCCGGCCTAAGGGGGTACCGAACAAGACCACAGCACTGCTCAAGGACGCCATTCTGAAGGCCGCCCAAGGGGCTGGTGGAGGCGGTGAGGACGGTATGGCCGTGTACCTGCAACAGCAGGCCAAAGACAATCCAGGCCCGTTCATGGCGCTGCTTGGCAAGGTTCTGCCGATGCAGCTCGTAGGCGATCCTGATAACCCCGTAGTCACGGAGATCGTGATCCGCGGTGTCTCAGCTAGTCGTTGAGGCGCCTGACGCGCTAATCCCACTCATTCAGCCGGCGCGCTACAAGGCAGCGTATGGAGGTCGAGGCGGGGCCAAGTCGCACTTCTTCGCTGAACAGATCATCGTTCGGTGCTTCGCCAAGAAAACCCGTGTTGCATGTATCCGCGAGGTGCAAGCGACCATCAAGGATTCGGTTCGGCAGCTTCTCATCGACAAGATCCAGAAGCTAGGCTTGGGCCATGAGTTCGATGTCCTGGAATCTGAAATCAGGTGCAAGCGCAACGAGTCGCTGATTATCTTCAAGGGGATGCAGACTTATAACGCGCAGAACATCAAATCCCTAGAGGATTTCGATATTGCGTGGGTGGAAGAGGCGCAGACATTCTCGGCCACATCGTTGCGGCTGCTTCGTCCAACCATTCGTAAGGATGGCTCTGAAATCTGGTTCTCATGGAACCCACGGTATGACACCGACGCGGTAGACAAGTTTTTCCGGGGTGGCTCGCCGCCGAAGAATGCCATCATTCGAGAGGTCAATTGGTACGACAATCCGTGGTTTCCCTCGGTGCTGGTGGATGAAAAGGCTGAGGATTACGCCAACGACGAGGAAATGGCCGAGCACGTCTGGGGTGGCGGGTACGAGGTCATCACAGAGGGCGCTTATTACGCCAAGCATATAGCCGCTGCTGATAAGTCTGGCCGAGTTGGATATTTCCCCCATATCAAGGATCTGCCGGTTTACACGGGCTGGGATCTTGGCGTGGATGACTACACGGCGATCTGGTTCATGCAGATCATCGGCGGCACGAAGGTCCGCATCATTGACTATTACGAGGCGAGCGGCTTCGGAGCCGATGACATCCTGGCGGATGCTCTGCCGGAATACACCCAAGACTGGCAAGAGCGCATTGCCAAGCAGATCGAAATAGGGCGCGACGACAAGTTCACATATCAGCGTCATTTCCTGCCGCATGACATCGGTAACAGGGAGTGGGGCGCCGGTGCCAAGACCCGCATTCAGACGCTTGTGGACCTTGGCGTCAACATCAATACCATTCATCGGGGCGTTGCTCAGAATCCAGAGGAGCGAATTAACGCTTCTCGGCGGCTGCTACCGATTTGTGAGTTTCATCAAACCAAGCGAGTGATGCTCGGGCTGACGCGCCTTCGTCGCTATTCGCGCAAGTACAACGAACATCTGGGCACATATCTCGGCCCTCTCAAGGACGGCAACGACCACGGAGCGGACGCTTTCGGTGAGTTTGCGGTGAACTGCGGGATCATTCCTCCCAAGGTTATCCCAGCGCCTAAGCCGCAGCCCAAGCCCGGCCAGTTCATTCCGCCGCCTGTCCGTGAATCGACAGGTAGAAGGATCAAAGTTTAATGTCTGATGTCGATAACGAGCTAGACCAAGATCAGGAGGAGTTCAAAGGCGAAACGAAATCCTCCCGTTATTGGCTGGCTCAGATCGAGGACGCTGAGAAGGCATTCGAGGACTGGCAGAAGAAGGCCGACAACCTCGACAAGCTCTATGCCAACCTGACTGAACTGGCCGGCAATGGCCGTGATCGCCAGTTCCAGATGTTCTGGGCCAATATCCAGGTGCTGGGACCGTCGATCTATTCGCGCCCGCCCATCCCGGTTGTTGTGCCGCGGTTCAAGGATCGCAAGCCCGTTCCTCGGGTGGCGTCTGAATTGCTGGAGCGCAGCACGGTCGTTGGGTTCGAGCTTGAGGACATCGACGGCACCATGCGTCAGGTGCGTGACGACCTGACCATTCTCGCCCGTGGTGCCGCATGGGCGCGCTACGAGGCCAATGAAGACGGCAAGGGCCAGCGGGTCTGTATTGATCATGCTGACCGCAAGGACTTTCTGACGCAGGCCGCACGGGTCTGGAAAGAGGTGGACTGGGTTTCCAAGCGCTCATGGCTTGAGAAGAAGGAAATGCGTAAGCGTTTCTATAAGACCTCAGGCAATGCGTACAAGGAAGCCGCCTACGAGATCCGCAAGAATGACGACGGCGAGGATGATGGCCGCAAGAAGGCCGGCGTCTGGGAGATCTGGTGCAAGTCACAGAAGAAGGTGATCTGGGTCACTGAGGGTGTCGATGTTGTCCTCGATGAGGATAAGCCGCACCTGAAGCTGGAAGGCTTCTTCCCGTGTCCCAAGCCGGCCTATTCGACGGTGCAGCGGCGCTCATTGGTGCCTGTGCCGGACATGCTGTTCTATAAGGATCAGCTGGAGGAAATCAACGAACTGACGGCCCGTATCGGTGCGCTGTCTGACGCTCTACAGGTGCGAGGCTTCTATCCGGCCGGCGCTGGTGAAATTGGCGACGCGATTGAAGCGGCCATCAAGTCCACGACCAACAACCAGATTCTAGTACCTATTTCGAACTGGTCGATGGTCGGTCAGGGCGGCGTCAAGGACATGATTGTCTGGCTGCCGATCGACCAGGTTGCTTCTACGGTTGTCCAGCTTGTCGAGCTTCGCAAGCAGCTGATTGCCGACGTGTACGAGATCACCGGCCTGTCGGACATCATGCGCGGCTCGACCGACGCTAACGAGACGTTGGGCGCTCAGGAGCTGAAGAGCCAATACGGCTCGGTGCGCATTCGAGACCGTCAGAACGAGTTGGCGCGCTTCTCTCGCGATCTGGTGAGGATCACAGCCGAGATCATGGCTGAGAACTTCTCATCGAAGACCATGCTGGAGATGTCGCAGTTGGACATCGAGACCGACGCTGACATTGCCAAGCAGGTGAAGGGCCTCGAAGCCCAGATTATGCAGATCGTGGAGCAGGTGGAGAAGGCCAAGTCCGATCCGCAGATGATGCAGCAGGCTCAGCAGAACCCCGAGCAGGCGCAGCAAATGCTGCAGCAGGCCAAGCAGCAGGCAGAGGGCCTGAAGAAGCAGATCGAGGAACTGGACGAGGTTCCGACCGTCGAGAAGGTCATGAAGCTGCTGCGCGATCAACGCGTGCGGCCGTTCGTGCTCGATATTGAAACGGACTCGACCATTGCGCCGGATGAGAATGCGCAGAAGCAGCGGGCCACGGAGTTTGTGACCGCGGTTGGTGGTTTCCTCGGCCAGGCGCTGCCGCTCGTTCAGCAGGTGCCGCAGGCCGCCAAGATGATGTCCGAGACGCTGAAATATGTCGCGGGCCAATTCCGGGCCGGCCGGCAGCTTGAGGGCGTTATTGAGGAGTTCTCAGACGAGATGGCTATGGTTGCCCAGCAGCCTAAACAAGATCCGCTGGCTGCCAAGGGCGCCGCGGAAGCACAGGCGGTACAGCAGACGGTACAGATCGAGGGCCAGCGCTTCCAGATGGAGCAGCAGGCAGCGCAGGCTGAACAACAGCGCAAGGAACAGGAGACTATCGCCGGGCAGCAGCGCGAAGATCAGAAGCTGCAGGCCGACCTCATGGCGAAGCAGGCTGATGACCATCGTAAGGAGCTGGAGAGCAGCATTCGTATCCAGCAGATGAGCGCCGACGATCAGCGCAAGGCGCAGGAACATGCCCAGAAGCTCGATCTCGGTGCATTGGCTATCGAGAAGCTGCGGCTTGAGATTGAAGGCGTGCAGGTGAAGACCGCAGCGACCGTGCAGGCCGCGGAAGCCAAGATCAACCAGACAGAGACACAGACCGACAATTCGATCCGCTCGACCGATGCCAGTGTGCAAGCAACGGCTGACAGCACTGCTATCAAGGCCAGCGCAGCCAAGGAGCCGGCGTAATGCCTCAGACCTCAGCCCCGGTTGTCATCATGGCCAGCGGCGGGTTGCCTGTCGTCAACGTCACGACTGCACCTCCCTTCGGGGCTGTGCCGGCAACCGTCGTCACTCAATTCGGCATCGGTATCACGCTGGTGGCATCGCTAGGCACGCCGATGACGCTGCTCAACCCAAACGGGACGCCGTATCCATGAGAGGCACTTGGGTATTCAGGAATGGCCGCATGGTGGAGAAGG